GGTCAGAGCCTTCTCGTCAGCGTCAAGTTGCGCCGCCGACGGAACATAAAGCGAGTCGGTTCCCTGCGCGTCATTAAAGACGACAGGCGTCACGCCGAAGACAGGACGAAGCTGTTGATTTGCGCCCTTGTTTGCCATCGTGTCCTCCTAGTTTCCAGACAAGTATTTATCACCGGCAACCATCGCCATTTCCGCTTCGTCTTTTTCGTCTGCAGTAAGGTGCTGGTAGTCGCCTTCGTTCAATCCCGTTGTCGAGTTGTGCGTGTGCGTATGAGCCGCCGAAGCGTATAAACTATCCGCGTATGTTTTTAGAGCCGCCTTCATTGTAGACCATAGCGTCAATTTTGTCTTTGACGAATCGGCTTTATCAATACCGACAAACTCATCAGCGTCAATAAGCGGGTTTGTTGTTCTTTTTGTAAGGTCTTTTGCGTGTGACATCGAACCACCTACCTATCGAACTCAATCGGTTCGTCGTTATCATCAAGTAAAAACTCGCCGTCTTCGATCCAAAAATCACGGCGCCCGACGGTGAGGCGCCCGTCGGCGTCAACGGTCCCGATAAGGACGCCCGTCTCGAACGGATCGGTCCCAAGATTGCGCGATCCCGTCGACAGCCATACCGACGCCCCCGGCGTGAAATATTCCCCCAAAGAGAACGCGCCGAGGTCTGCCGCATACGCGCCACCCTCCGCCGCGAACCGTGCCTTGAACTGATTCGTCAGTTTTGACGATAACACCGCGATCTTGAACCGCGACAGGTTGCGGAGCGTCGCCGTCTTTGCGGCGCTGACCGTCCCGACGGGGACGACCCCAAAGTCGCCCCCCGCGTCAAGGCTGAATGTTATCGGTCGAACTGTCATCTATCGGGCCGCTATCGTCACGCGGACGCTGTATGTATCCTCCGGGACTTCATCTTCGCCGCCGGTCGTTGCCGCCGGATTCGTCACCGCCGAGAAGCCGGTCAACGCTTCGGTCGTGACGGTGTTCGGGTCAAGGTTATAGGCGACGCCGACTTCTTCGGCTTCGACCGCGCAATCGACTTTCCGCACCGTCGGGACGAAGACGACATCGGTCCCGGTATCCGCGAAGTCTATCGCGGCGCCGGTTGAGGTAAGCGCCAGTTTGAAACTATCAGCCGCCCGGTCCCTCATGTAGAGGTCAGTCGTCAATGTGATCCCGGTCGGGAGCAGTTGGTATTCATCGACGCCATCAGTCAGCGCCGCGACATTATCGACCGCCGTCACGCCGACGATAGTCTCGTCGAATTCGTCTATCTCATGGGCGAGGCAGTTCCCGGAAACACCACCGACGACCGCTTGAGCCGCGACATTGACCTTCCGCACCGACGGGGTAAACACCACCGACGCGCCGGTCCCGGTGAAATCTATCGGGTCGCCGCCATCGGTCAGCGCGATTTTGAAGTCGTTCGCGGCCCGCGCCACTATGTAATAGTCGGTTGTGGTATCAAGGCCCGTCGGGATATCTTGATACGCATCAGCGCCGTCGGCGCAGAGATTCGGGTTGTCAACAGCGGAGACACCCGCTATCGGGGTCGGGATCGTCGTTATCGTGTGAGCGAGGACATTCCCGGCCGTACCACCGACGACCGCCGTGATCGCAATACTTATTTTGCGAACGCTCGGTTCAAAAATGACATCTGTTCCCGCCGTGCTGAATTCGACCGCCGCCCCGTCTTCGGAAAGACTGACTTGAAAGGCGTCAGCCGACCGCGCCACGATATAGTAGTCGGTCGATTCGTCGAGTTCCGCCGGGATATCCATCGCCGCCGTTCCGCCAGAGGTATCGGCTGGATTCGTGCAATCGGTGAAATCGGTGATCGCTTGCGTCGTTATCGTTCCGGCAAGGACATTTCCGGACAATCCGGCGACAGCCGCTTCGACAGGGACTTCGATCTTGCGAACGCTTGCCGTAAAGACAACGGTATCGCCCGCGTCGCTAAAAGTGTCAACTTCTCCGCCTTCGGTCAGACTGACCTTAAAGTCGTTCGCCGTCTTTTCGACGATATAATAATCGGTTGACGCCGCGATCCCCGACGGAAGAGCAACGCCGGTGAATTGTCCTTTCGTTCCGACCGCGTAGCCGTGAGCCGCCGCCGTGAACTTATCGTCAGCGGGAACCGCCACCACCGCGAGACCGTCAGCGGGAACCGCCGTCTCGGTAGTGACCTTGAACACTATCGCCCCGGCGCTGACTTCGTCATTTACTTCGGCAACGGCTTCGGCCGCGCCAGTAAGAACGACGACGCCCGTCGCCTTGTCGGTATACGGAGCCGTGAATCGGCCCTTCGTGCCGTTTGCGTACCCGTGGCCCGCCGCCGTGAAATTATCGACATTTGGGTCGGCAATAACGGAAAGAGTTCCCGCCGGGATCGTCGCTATTGCGTCGGTCTCGAACTCTATCGCACCAGACGCAAATTTTGAACCCTGTGCTATTTCAGCCGCCCCGGTTCCCGTCACGACCGCGATCCCTGTCGCATCGACAGCCGGAACCACCGCGCCGGATATCTTGCCCTTCGTTCCGTTCGCGTACCCGTGAGCGACCGCCCCCATCTTTTCGGTATCGGGGTCGGGAACGATAGCAAGCGGACCCGTCGGGATCGTGACGGTCTCGGTCGCCTCGTACTCTATCGCGCCATTATAGAAAAGGTCGCCTATCTCGACGAGGGTTTCCCCAACGCCGGTGACGAGGAGAGTCGTCGTCGCCTTCACCGCCGCCACGATTTGCGCCGTCATCCGGCCGACAGTACCATTTGCGAACCCATGAGCCGCCGCCGCGAGGACATCGGTGTCAGCATCTATAACGACGGGAACGCTCCCGGAGGGGACCGTCACTTCTTCCGTCGCCTTGAAATTGAGGGCGCCACCGCTGACGATATCGTCGACCGCTATCACCGCCGCCGCCGCACCCGTGAGCCGGACCGATCCGGTCGCTTTCTCGCCGGGGTCGTATATTGATTCGCCGCCCTTGAAATTGACGACGAGGAGACCGTCGGTGATCGATCCTATCGGGTAGGGGACCGCTTCGAGGCTATCCCATCCGACGCCGTTTTGAACAGCGGAGACCGTCGCCCACACGCCGCGCCGGATCGAAGCCGCCGCCCGTTTGACGGCGTTCGCGATATTGCCACCCATAACGACCGGGACGGCACCCTGCACCGAGATTCCTTTCGCCTTGATCTCGACAGCGGTGTCGGCGTCATGCGGGAGGTTCACATCGGCCACCGCCTCGACCGCAAGTTCAAAACTATCGTATCGGCTGAAATCGATCAGCCCGGTCAGATCGACGGTCTCGACGAGCCCCGCGTCCGGGACGATAAAGACATGGGAATACACCGCGCCGCGTTCCCCGGTATTCGTTCCGCAAAGAAACAGCGAGACTTCTTCCGTGCCGACGAACGCCGTCGCCATCGTCGCGAACTCCACCACGCGGCCCGTCACGATAACGATAGACGGGTCGAGCCAATGCCGAACGCCGCTTGCGTCGACATAGTAACCGCCGAGGACACCCGCCGCCGTCAGAGGGACACCCGCTGACACCGTGACGGTCTTCGTTCCCGCGTTTGCCGTCGCCGTAAATTCGCCCCGAAGCGAAGAGAGAACGCCCGTTCCCATAACCTTCGCCCAAAGCAATTGAACCCAAAGGAGAACTGCGTTCGTCATACTGACCTCCGTCTAATAACATCGTACGCCCGGAACCTATTTTTTTCCGTTTTCAATATCTTCGTGATCCACATCTTGAGCGCATCGGTCCCCGTCAGCCGGACGAGCCGCCCGTTCTTCACGGCGAACTGTCCCGGCGCGACGACGGTCCCGTCTGTCATCGTCACATTTTCCGGCCCCATATTGAGAAACAGGGTTTCCCCTACCGTCACGGTTCCCGCAGGGGTTACCGGATATTCAAGACTTGCGCTTTCGGGTATTGTCACGCTATCCTCCGCGCCCAATCAAGGACGAAAAAGGTTCCGGCGTCTGCCGTCGGGATCAGTATCATTTCGTCGTTCTTCTTCATCGTGTTTTTGAACTTTATCGCGCCTTTCCCGGTGAACTTATTATTCGCGACCGACCAATCTTTCAAGGTGTGATCGTGCGTCGGGTCGTCAATAGTTAAAGGAATAGAACAGGTCGCGGAAGGCGGCGACGCGACACCGGTGAACGCCCCGATAAAAGGTGCCGCAACAGGCGGTATCGGCGGAACGGCGGGGGCCGGGTTCCCGTACTGCGTCCCCGTCGCCGACTTGTTCGTCGTCCCTGCGAAAGTCCCGTCGTCGGTGTCGAGCGTTATCTTCGACAGTTCGTCCGCACCTTCCGAGGCACCGGCGCTGTCTTTCGTTCCGGCGATTATTTCGAAGTTCCGTTTCTCGTCGGGCATCACTAGCGACCCAAAGATCAAGTTCTCTTTGCGGAGAATGATATTGCCGAATATCTTGATCTCGATATTCGGAGGATCAGCGACGACGGTCCCGGTGATTATGCCGATTCCCGGCTGATTTTCCCGCGCCTTCATCAAGGCCGCGAGATCCTTCAACGCTCTGTCGCCACTAGCGGACATCGCCGTCAACCACCAAAGATAACCGCATTTTATGGACGCCACCCTCGAATATATGTTCACACGACCGAATGAGGAACAGACCGTCGATCCCGGAGACGGGTTCCGTTATGGGGAACGACTTCCCGGCCCGCGCGAGGCTGTTGCCGAGACATTCAAAACTGACATCTTCAAAGACGCGGTTCATTTTGGCAAGCATCCGTTGAGCCGCCGCCACCGCCGCCGCTTTATTCTCTAGCCGTATCGTGACGCCTTTCTCTGCCTTCTCTTCGATCACTTCGGAGAGCGTCCCATACTTCGCTATAGATACCGAGTCTTTCGCCTCGAAGGTGTCGCCCCAATGCGACAGCGCCGTCGAATAGTGAAAGAAGACCTTGACGCTGTTCTTCGTCTCGGCTATGGACCGGCGCCGGGTCACCGTCTCGACGACATCGTCTATCGACAGCGCGAGGCTTTCCCGGTCATTCGCGGAAAGGTAGAACTTCATTTCGATAGGTAAGATTTCCCGCTGGTCGAGGTGGAACCCCGCTTTTCTCATTTCGTAGTGGTAGACGCCGCCGGACTTCTCTTCGACGATTGCGAGGATCGCTTCGATGATCTCGACGCCGGTCTTGTTAATGTAGATTTCTTTTATCGGTGTAGACATCGGGCGGATATACGATATCGGGAGGCCGTATTGTTCGACCACCTTCCGAATACATTGGTCCGCAGATATACCGACAACCGGCCCGCCGAACTGGATAACGATCTTTGATTTCGTAAGATACCACGCGGGATCGAACGCCGTGAACCGTTTGACCGTCTCCCCGGCCCGCTCCTCTTCGATAATAACGCCTTTGAATAGTTCCTCCCCTGTCTCGGTATCGCTCACTAGGATCGTATCTCCGAGGTCGAGGGGTATCGTCGGGAACTCCGGGTTCGCGGAGTTATACCCGAACTCGCAATCAAAGGAGTCCGCCACCTGTCCGATATCGGATTTCAGCGACCCGCGCGAAAAAACTTCGGTCAGATCAACGAGACCGCGTTCGGCGGAGACTGCCTTGATCGTCACTTCCGACATTAGAACAACCCTCCGTATTTCGGAGAGATAGGCCGGAATTCCGCGAAGGTCAGTTCGACATCGTAGTCGCCCGACGGTCCGAGTGTGTAGGAGAAATCCGGTATCAAGGAAACGAGTTGAATTTTCCGATCTGGTATCGTCAAGACGACCGGCGTCCGGGCATCGCGCCACGCCTCGATCTTCTCGATGAAGTCGTTCGGCTCGAACCGCAGGACACCGACCGCCGCGAGAATTGTCGCCGCTGTGACGCCCACCATCGCCGGTGGTGCGTTCTGGTCGAACTCGTAGAACTTCGACGGAATGAAGGTCTTGATCGATATCCGCTTGAGACCACGCCGCCCAGCGATATTGATCTCGCCGTTCGCCGCAGTATCAGCGACGACATTCTTGAACGGTGAATCAATGGGGATATTCTGCGGGGTCACACCGAGAAGCAGATAGTCGAGCGGATTCGCTTCGTCACTTATGAAAACTTTGTAAGGCGGTTGCCAGACTTGCGTCGAAAGGTTCGCCATTATCCCACCGCGTTTTGAATTGCGAGTTTGAGCCGGGGGACCATCTCGGAAAGGATATCGTCAGTCGACCGGCCAACGCCGTTGACATTCACCACCACCGACACCGACCGATCACCGGCGCCGCTATCCATCGCCCGCGCTTGCGGGGAAGAGAGAACCCGTTCGCCCTTGTGAAGATTCGCGACATAGTTATCGCGGGGAACCGAATACAGACCCGCCGCATGAGAGCCGTCAACCATACCGTTCCGCGCCGCCGTGTTGTTCCCTATCGCGAAATGAGCCTCGGATAGACCGACGGCAAGGCCGACCGTTTTTATCGCGCCACCGATCCCGCCTATGAGGTCAACTATCGGTTGCAGATACGGCCGCACCGTCGCCCAAAGGTCGCGGGCATAATCGCCTATTGAAGAGAAAAACGCTTTGATCGCGTCCCTGCTTTCCCATATTTTCATCCCGAGGTAAGTCAACACGCCGACCGCCGCCCCGATCCCGACGACGAGCATCCCGACGGGGTTCGCTGTCATCGCGCCATTGAGCGCCCATTGAGCGAGGGTCAACCCGGACAGGAGATAGGATTGCGCCGCAGTTATCGCGCCCCACGCCGCGAACCCGGCGGTCACACCGGCAAGCGTACCGATCAAGAGCGCCTTGTGATCCGTGACCCACGCGATCCCGTCGCGAAGCATCGTCAGCGCGACCACTATCGACCCGCGAATCACTTCCCCGACGGTGGACGCCTCGACCCCTGTCAACCCGAACGCTGTCTTCATGCGGAGCAGTTCGTCACCGATTGCCGAGACTATCGGTTTTACATCGGCCTTGAGGAAGGCAACGAACGCCGTCCCGCTGGCGATAAAAGAGTCGACCGCCGACATCGCCGTTTCGAGAGCCGCCGGGAGGACTCCCGCGACCGACCCAAGGATCTTCGCCTTGACCGCCTCGAACTTCGCGCCGACGACTTCCGCCGCGTCTCCGATCGCGTTCGTGACTTGAACCGCCTTTCCCGCGTCCGTCTTTACAAGAGCCGCGTTTACGCCGCCGAACCGCTTTTCTAGGATACCCGCAAGAGCCGCCGCCCGTTGCGACTCCGTTCCATACTTAAAAATTTTCTTCTGCGAGTCGTTGAGAATTATTCCGTATCGGGTAAGCATCGTCGTTTGACCGGCCATAGCCCGCCCCATGAGTTGCGAGACGCCGACCATATCCTCGCCCGTCGCCTTATAGCCTTTCGTCGCCGCGACCATATCAGCAATGCCGGGAAGAAGTTTTTGAATAGCGGACGACTGCAATTTATACGAGGAAAGAGCCGCCGCCCCCGCGATTATCGAATCGTCTTCGACGACGCCTTTCGCTTGCATCGCGGACGCGAGATTCAAAACGCTCCGCGCCTGTTCTTCCGTTGCGCCTTTTGTCACAAGGAAAATTTGCCGGAATTTCGTCTCCATTTCGATCTGTTTTGCCGACGCGGAGACCGAGAAGTCGATCGCCCGCTTCAGCGCACCAAACGCGAGAACTCCAGCCGCGACGCCTACTATCGACCGGACGAGGCCCCGCATCGAAGACGCCGTTGAATCAGCCGCCGACTTCTCGGAGCGCAAAGCCGAGGTTGTCGCCTTCGTCTGTCCCTGCAATTTCTTTTGATTGTCAACCGCCGACGATAATTCCGAGCGGAACTGTTTCGCATCGAGCCGAAGTTTTGCGAGTACGCCCGCCATTGAATCAGCCTCCGCCGTTCTTTCGATTCTCGTCCCGTTCCGCGATAGCCGTCGCGAGAACGAAGGCCCGTTCCTGTCTCCCGAGTCGCCCGATCTCCTCGAACCGCCAACCCTTTCTTATCAAGTAAGAAAAGAGGATCCCGTCAGCGGTCGAGGTTATCAGTTTTTTATCGTCTCGATCTCCTTTACGCCGGACCCGTCATAGCCGCCGAACGACATGATCGTTTTTGCGAGGTGCGCCCGGTCGCCCTGCCGGAAAAGAACCTTAACGAGTTCGTCCGGGGTCGGAACGCCGAACTTGCCGAGGAGCGCCGGGTCTTTCATCGACGGACTGACGATACATTCCGCGACGAGGTGCGCGTCTCCATCGGAACCCGCGCCTTCATCGGCGCCGAGTTTGAGGCTGTCTTCCATCTGCGCGGCTGTCGGCTCGATGATCTCGACCACGCCGAACCCGACGATCTCAAGTTTCTTTCTCTTGCGGTCTTTCTTTTTCAGTTCATCGGCCCGCGCCAAAAGGTCGGCAACGGTCACGACTTGCTTCTCTGTTTTCATGGTAGCGCCTCCTCGGTTCGTGTTATATGCTGTCGGCCGACACAATCGTATCGGGAGCGTTCACGCTCTCGACGCGGAAAGTGAAGGGCCATTCCTGCTCCATGAGCGCGGTCGCGTCGCTATCGACCAGCGTCAATTTGTCGAACTTCACGCCCGACAGGGTGATCGTTTCCTTCCCGTAGGAATCGGGGTCCGCGACATTGACGACGATCAGCGCTTCGGGGTCGAGGCCCGCTTTGTAGGAGGTCAGCAGATCAACAAGGCCGCGACTGAATACCTTTGCGATCTTGAAAGTACCGACACCCTTGAGCGACTTCACCTTCGACCCCATCGATAGCGCCCCGGCCATCTGAACATCTTCCCGGCTGATTTCGATCTCCGCCTTGAACGCCTTGAGTTCGGATATCAAAGCGCCGTCCCACCACATACGGACGAACCGACCGTGAACGATCCGTTTTTCGTTGACTTTGTTCTGTTCCATAGTATCGGCCCTCCCTTACATTGAGATTTCGAGTGTGAGGTCTTCCATCGCATCGACCAAACGGACAGACGCTTCGAGGAGGACTTTCGACCCGGTGTTGTATTCCTTGATTTCTTGGTCGGTGTACTCGCTCGGGTCTTCGCCGTCGACGATCATCAAAGCCCGGTGGAGCGTCAGCGAGATAGCGGCGAGGTTCGCATACCGCTTGTCGAGGACGGAGGTCCGGGTCAGCCCTTCAAAATAGACATTGATCGCCGCGATAAAGTTCATCTTGTTGTCGTAGTCGTTTATGATCTTGCCGACATACGAAGTCTCAAAGGTCGAACGGATATCGTCGCGGATCAAGTCTTTGCCTTCGACGATCTTTATCTTCCGGTTGTCTTCGCCATAGGTGGCGGTGAAGGTAGTCGCGCTATTTACGCCGCGGGCGATCTTCCACGATTCACCATCGAAGACGAGGATCAGTTTCCCGGCATTGATATCAGTCGCCGGGTCAGTCGACGCGACGGCGTCCGTGACTTCCGATATCACAAGGTAGGTACAGGACCGCGACAGCGAAAGACCGGCGAGGATACCGGCTATGCGCGGGCAGAACTGCTGCTTCGTGTAGGTCGCGGCGTTCGCATAGTTGTTGTCTTTGGTCACGACTTGATCCGTCTGGAAGTCGATCACGCCTTCGTGGTCCGGGGCGCTAGCCGCCGAGACGACGGCTTTCACCGTCATGTAGTCGGTATTGCGGCGGGCCGTGATCCAAGAAACAATGGTCCCCGTGTCGGTGTTATCAGCGAACGGAGCGCAAAGGTAGTTGAATTTGAGGGGTTTCGCCACCGCAAGACAGTTCGCCATCGTGAGAACATTGGGATTGAACACGACAGTCGTTCCGTCGGTGCTGAATTCGACCACCGAGCCGCCTTTCGTGAGGCTGACTTGAAAGGTATTTTCCGCACGGTTCACGATATAGTAGTCGGTCTCAGCCGTGATCCCGGTCGGAAGTTCCGCCGCCGTGAACTGACCGACGACGCCGTTCTGGTAGCCGTGAGCCGACGCCGTGAATGTTTCGTCATCCGCTTCGGCCACTACCGAAAGAGGAGCCGCAATCTGTTTGCGGACCACAATCACGCGGACCGGACGGCCTTCAAACGCCATCTTGATATAGGCTTGATTCGCGGCGGTATAGTACGCCGCCACGATCTCGGACGAATCTCCGAGAATGTCGGTGTACATATGCGCCCCCGCCGGGGTCGCTTCGTCCACGATCAGACACACGATCCCGCGTTCCGACCGTTCGATAGCGGTCAGCCCTGCGGTCGTGAATGAGATCAAAATTTCGGGAAGTCCCATAGTCATGTCGGTCTCCTTCGGTTGTTATCAGTCGCCGCCTGTCGGTTCGGTATCGCTTGCTATATCGAACGCACCCGCCGCCGGGTCCGTTGCCGCCATCTTGAACCATTCCATCAAATCGTAGCCGGTCGCCATCGACGCGGTGTCGAGCAGTTCGTCGAACTCAAGGTCGAACCGGAAGACGAGAACATCGTCGACGACTTCACCACGGCGCCGCCAGAGCGACAGTTTGCGGGTCGTCGGTGTCGCAAAGACCAGCGATTCCCCGATCCCGGTGAAGTCTATCGCCGCTCCCGCATGAGTGAGCGCCACTTGAAAGGTGTCCGCCGTCTTGTTCACGACGAAGTAGTTCGTCGCCGCCGTGAGGCCCGTCGGGAGACTTGTCCCGGAGAACTGACCGACGACCCCATCGACGAGACCGTGCGCCGTCCGGGTGAAGGTGTTCGCCGTATCGTCGGCTGTAACGGATCGACCGTCGGACGCCGCCGCCGTGAAAGTGATCGTATCGCCAAAGACTTTTTTATTGAGTGTATGGAACGCCAGCCAAGCGAGGTCGGTTATCGTCATACTGTCGGAATGAGCGGGGAAGAACCGCAGGGTCGCCGTTATGCCCCGCGTTTCGTGATACATACCCGAAGCATCGGACGCCATCGCGAAAGACAGGTGGAAGAACGGTTCAACGGTTCCGAGTTGCGGTATCTTTTCCGCAAAGACTTTCGCGCCGGGGATTGCGATCTGTATCGCGTCGATGATCCCTTTCTTGAGGACGGCCGGGGTTATCATTCGAGACCGATCCGGCGGACTTCCGCTTCAATGAACTCTTCCATCTTCCGGCTCAATTCCCGGTAGAACCGCGACACGCTGAAATCGAGCATCCCCACGCCGGGGACATAGCCGACGGTTTTCCCGGCTTTCGTCACGATCCGGTGACCGTGTTCGACATGATCCGCATAGTCGACGGGATTCGAGATTTCGAGTTCGACGACATCCTCGGCAAGCGTGACGGCTTTCACCTTCCACGAACGCCGAAGCAGTCCCTTGTCGACCGGGGTGTCGGCTTTCACCTGTGCCAGTATCGCCGCGCCTTCTTTCCGCATAAAATCGAGGAGTCCGACTTTTTTCAGCCGTTCCAATTTCTTCACGAAATCCTTGTCGTCTATTGAGAAGACGGTCTCCGCCATTTTACGCCCGCGCCTCGTCATAAAGGGAAGCCGTCGCCTCTATATGCGACGGGTATATCGACAGCGAATCGAGGACGACCCGCTTCGTCGAGCCATTTTCAAGGGTGACGACGCACCGATCCCCGACCTGTAGGTCTTCGTCGTGCGCCGCGAAAAAGGTGTTCCCCTGCGCGATCTTCTTTTCCGCCTCTGTTTGTACCGCCGACCCCTGCTTCATCGACAGGGCGCAAGCGATAGCGCCGACGGCAACCCGTTTCGTTGCCACCACGCCGGACCCGTTCGAGGAGAGGTTGACCGCCGCACCGCCCAAAGTCAAAGAGACTTGAAAGTCGTCGGTCGCCTTGTTCACGACGAAATAATCGGTCAGCATGGCGAGACCACCGGGAAGCGCCGTCGCGGTGAACCTTACCTTGTCTCCGTTGACGAGACCGTGCGCCGCCGCTGTGAACTTCTCCGTGTCTTTGCTTGCCGTGACCGAGATCACCGTCGAATCCTCTTCAACCGGGGCGAAGGTCTGCAAAGTCTCGCCGGTCGTCGGGGACAGCGATTCCCCTTTCCGATACACGACAGCCGTATGAAACAGCGTCGTCGCGAATATCGACCGTTCGAACTCGATAGTCATTTCGTCCCTCTATTCCTCTTCTTACGTGCCGCTCGGATTCGGGGCGAGGATCGTTATCAAGCAATAGGGTTTCAGCGTTTCCTTGTCGGCCTTCGTGAAGTCTTCAATCGAGACGCCACCGAACCCGACACCCGCGCCTTCACCCGTTGCGAAGCCGGTCGAGAAGTCGCCCCGCTTCACGCTCGACACCTGTCCCTGCATCCCCCCGGTCGCCGCCTGTCCCATGCCGTTGAACTTCGCGATCACTTTATCGATCACGAAAGTTTCAAGGGCCGTCGGCAGTTCCGCTTGTCGGGTATAGCCGAGAACCTTATTCGTCACCGATAGGATCAAGTGATCGATGATAGCGATCTTTTGAGTCTCGCTTTCAGCCACGCCGAGGAGTGCTTGAACCGTCGCGGTTATCGTCACGGCGTCCCCCTTACTTCTTCTTTGACTTCTGGCCGGTCTTCTTCGGTTCGCTGGTCTGCTCTTTCACCGGGGCCGCAACGGGAGCGACAACGGGAGCGACGACGGCCGGAGCCGGGTCTGCTTTCTTTTCAGCCACCACCGGAGCCACCGGAGCCGGTTTTGTTTCCGCAGTTTTCGCGACATTCAGAGTCCCGATACAGCGCGGGTAGTGAATAACATAAACTTCCGGTGAAAGGTCGATTCCGCATTTATCACAACGCATCCGATCCTCCTCTTCGTTTCTCCTCCGGGACATGAGCGCCGGGGCCGGGTGTCGGCAGAGTTAGAGAGGACCGACACCCGTTGAACCCGGCTATCTTGCCGAGGAGGCATTTTTTTACCCGAGCAGACGCACCGCCAGTTCGGGATACAGGGTCTTCACGCCGTAAAGCGTGTCAAGGGACATGAGGTTCATCTTGTGCTGTGCGTCGTAGCTCATCACGCAACGAACGGCGATCCCTTCGGCCATCGCCACATAAGCCGACGCGGAGGTCGCGCCGAGCGGCAGGGCGAGGGGACGGTTGACGAACGCAAAGGCGTTCTTATTGAACATGAGGTTCGCGACATGAGCCTTCGCGGTCTTGTCGGGGAACACGACGGCGTCGTCGACTTCGATCTGCGCCTTGAGCGCGGGATAGATAGCGACGGTCGCGACATTGGAAACTGCGGCGACGCCAGCGGTGGCGACATACTGATAAGCGCCGATCTGGAGGATATCGCCTTTCTCAATGCGGTCGGTCGCGCCGGTGCAACCCTTGATCGCTATCGAGGTGGCGCCGACTACCGCTTGCGCGTTCACTTTCGGAGTCGTCGCGGTCGGGACCACGCCCGCCGTATGGACCTTTATATTCTGCGACATAAAGGAGTCCATACCGAGCAGACGGCCGATACTGGCCTCGCGGAGAGCGTCGGTCGATCCCGATTTTTCCGCATTGGCAAGCGCGGCGATAGTGACGAGTTTCGACTGCGAGGTCGGATTCATCACGAACCGGCGATTCGACACCGGGCATTTGTTGTTGTTGAGAACCAGCATCCCGAGCGCGACATCCTCAAGGCTGTCGGCCGGGGCGCCGCTGACACCCGCGAAGTAGGGAACATCAATATATAGGCCGCAAAGGTCTTGGTCGATCTTGTCGGTGAGCGCCTGCACCATACCATCAAGAACCTGCACGCCGAAATCGGGGAGGTCGAGCGACAGTTCTTTCGCGGTGATCTCGACGCTGACATCCGCGATCTTGTCGAGTTTCACGGCAACGGAACCCTCGGTCACATTCTGCGCGACGATATCAGTCGTGAATTCATTCGCGGTGAATACCGCAGGACGGCGCACGGTAACGGTGTCGCCAATCTGTTTGAACTCTTTCGCGAAGTCGGTGTGAACAAGACCGGACATCACCTTATTCGACAGCAAGCGGACAAGCGCCTCCTGCGCGACGATCTGCGGGGTGATAAGGGTGTTTGTCGTACCGAACAGGAAAGGAAGAAGCATCGCCACCGAAGCCGCATCGACCGGAGCCGGGGCCGGGTTTCCCGTCGCCATACAAGCGACACACGCGAACAGCACGACGGCTATCGCGAGAATGAAAGAGAGGATTCGTTTCATCGTGATCTCCTTGATCTGTTGTTATCTTTTCTTTTGCCTCGCCGCCGCGAGATATTCCGCATCGGTGAGGTTTTTCTTTTCTTTGTGTTCACCGTCTTCCGGCTTCGGAGGCTGAACCCCTGCCGCCTTGAACCGCTTCTCGACTTCCGCCGTGACGCGGGCATTGACGATCTCGTCGAACTTCGACAGGAACGAGCCGAGACGGGCGTCCGTCTTTTCGTCGTCTTCCGCGACCAGCAGTTCCACGAATTCCGACGGAAGGCTTTTCTTCCCGAGTTCGGTCGATACCTTGAACCGGCGGTCTTTGAACGCGGAGTCGCGTTCCGTCTTGTCGATCTTCTCCCGCAGTTCACGGATCGCTTTCTGGTCCTCGGTCTCCATCGGCGCGAGTACCTTTCGGAGTTCGTCTTCGTGCGCCTTGAGTTTCGCCGGGAGGGTCTTTTCTTCATAGGTGCGGATTGCGCCGGTGACGCGGGCGTCTTCCCTCGACTGAATGAAAGTCTTGAACGCGGGGTCACTATCGAATAGCGGTTTAACGCCGTCGAGCGTGATCGCCGGGGCGAAGCGTTTCACAAGTTCGGCAACGAATCCCTTGACCTCGTCGCTGTCCTTGCCTTCGTCAATCGCCTTTGAGACTTCTTTGAAATCGACGGGACCGAACATGAACGGAACGAACGCCGCCATCTGTGACGGGTCCGCCGTAACTCCACACGCCGCGCATACCACGCCCACGATCAGCAGGAGAACCGTCGCGACAAGAAATCCCGAACGGTTCGACATGAGAACTTTTGATTCCTCGATCTTCGTCTTCATCATCTTTCCCCTTATTTTTGGCCCTCCCGGTTCAGCGAACTTTCGCCGCCCCGACGAGTTCCGTCGTTGTCGGTTACGCCGTAAGAATGTATAATCTGAAAGAAATTGCAAGCATTTTATCAAAAATCTTTTTCAAAGGTTGTCTGCCGCCCACTCTTCATAAGTTTGGTAGGAGTCCATCGAATACGATTTCCCCGTCTCAAGGTCGCGGGCGATACGAGACGCGACGCCACCGTCGACATAGGGGATCGTGGTCGAACGACAATTCCCCGACCAAGTGACTTGACCGTTGAACTTTACGAACAGAGTATTCCACTTTTCAAGTTCAACGCAAAACACCGTGTCGGTATACGGGACCGTGATCCGGTCTATATTTTCAACCGCCGCGTTCAGCGTCGAACACTCCCGGACGATATACATATCGAAGTTTTGTTTATACCGTCCGTTGAAGCAAGGTTTCCCCACGGTCTTTTGAATATGGATTGACGGCCGCTTTCCTGCTTTCGATATCACTTCGGCCAAGTCATCCGCAAGACGCTTTGAGGTGGTGAAAAAAGAACGCTGTTCGTTCGACGGATAGTCACCAAACGGACGGTTCTTCTTTGTCGATCCGTCGGCCATAGAGTAGGCATCAAGAAAGATATTGAGCCACTTCGGAGAAAGTTCTTTTATCGAAGCGGGGATTCTCTTCACATTGCATTTTCCGAGTCGGTGAAGTCCTGCTCCGACCTCGTATTCGTAACACTTTAGCCCGGTCGATACTTTCGTCACCGGGAACGGGAGCCGCCGGAGTTCATCAAACATCGCGTCTATATGCGTTTTCTGTGCTATTGAAACGGCATAACTATTTTTTTCTTTTATCTTTGTCGTCGAGCCGTCGGAAAGATACCACGCCATAAAGTGAAGAAATAACCCGGTCTCGATATTGTACCCGGCAAACTTCATCGTCGGACGATCCTCTCCTTTCCAATTGATCCCGCGCCGAATACGGTTCCCCGACTTTGGCAGTTTATCGGCATCGACAAAGCGAGGCCGTCCCGCGCCGTCCGGTCTCACATACTCGACAACCATCTTATGGCCGGGTGTCACCATCAAATCGAAAGAGTTATGCCGGAAGTGAATCAGTTTATCCGTTGGGACATCGCGGAACACTTTCTTCGCCGCAACGAATCCCTCTTCCCCGGTCTCCATATCGAACGAATAAAACTTTTCGTCGCCCGTCAATTCGTCGAACCGTTTGAACCCGGCCGCTGTCAAGACTTCGGTGTCCCGGTGATAACAATTCGGGTGCATCGGAGGATAATTCACGCCCTCTTGTGCGTCGGATACATTGAACACCTCGCCATCGAGCGCCGCGCAGATATCGGAGGTCGAGTCGTCGAGCGTCGCCATGAACTGATATTGCTCGACGCCGAGTTCTTCGTAGTCATCCTTGACCGCCGTCTCGATAGCGTTCGCGACTTCCGTCCGCACGATCCGTAGGGCCGAGGAGCGCCCGGATTCGATTCCCTGCCGGAAAAGCGCTGTCGCCTTCGGTAGACTATACCCGCCCGCCAAAGACTGCGTCAGCGTCGTTTTGAGGTTCGATATCAGCGCCGCTTTATTCGTCCAAAGTCTTTCGGAGAAATTCTTTCCCATGAGCGGCAGTTTTATCATCTTTGCGACCGCTTTCTCCGGGACCGCCGCGAGGCTTGCGTTTCCCCTGCCGACTGCCTTCGCGGTATCGAATCGGAACCGAAGCCGTGATTCCCGATAACTTGCGCCGACCGCTTTCTCGACGGTCTTCATGTTCTCCCCGGTCATCCGAGAGACCGACGCATTGAGGGACAGCGCCAAGTCGTCGAACCGGGTGATCCTCGACTTCATCGACAGCCGGGATATCTCCCGCATGATATCGGCGTCGCCCGACTTCGAGAACTCTTTATAAAGGGATTTCAGACGGGACCGGATTCCCCGCATTTCCGTTGCGTCAAGTATCGTGTAGGCTTCCGCGAGGCTGATCCCCTCGGTCTTCGCAAAGCGGGCATAAAGCGACGCGACATCCCGGCTGATCTGGTCCATTGTCGCGGTGGCGTTCCGGGCGATAGCGGTTTCAAACTTCCCCGCCTTTTTCCATATTGCGGATTCCCGCTGTTCCGCCCGTTGTTTCCAGTATTCCGCAGAGGTCAAAGACACCCGGCGCCCCCCTTATTGAGAACCGTCGCCGCCGCCATCGTCTGCCGGGTTCGGGTCTTCATCGTCCGTAGCGGTGACCGAGTAGTCGCCGTCCGCGATCTTCTCGTCGCGTTCTTTCTTCATCTGTATGACTTCGGCGTCCGGGTCTTTTATGAACGACAGCCGGGACAGCCGGGTCCGGTCGCTTATCACGCCGACGAGGTTTCTCTGTTCCTGCGATTCTTCCATCGCATTGACGGGAATATTCCGGGTGAACACGAACTCGATATTGAGCGGATCGAGACCAGCGACGCCGGTCTTTTTACCAGCCGCGGCGAAGACTGCTTTCCACATCTGCCGGAAGGAGGTCCCGAGTTTGAGTTCCATCGTCTGCGCTTTCGTCTCAATGTTCCAGAGTTTGAACGCTATCGCCATCCGGGTGAGATTGCCGTAGAAATTGGAGTCGGTGAAATCGACCGACTTCGCAAAGCGAATGATATTTTTCTCAAGTTTTGTGAGGAGATTGCCGACCGGCGAATCGTTGAATGTCTTCGTCAACCATTTGATATCGGCCTCCGCCGGGAGCGCAATCGCGCCGGTCTGCCGCATGAGGTCGACTTGCGCCTGTTCGATAACGCCACCCGTTATGAGGAGATATGCGAGACGGAAAGTCTCGATCTCCGAAGAGTAGTCCGAGACCGCCCGGTCGTATGCGTCGATCATGGGGAAGACCTTGTCGCAGTCTCCGAGCAGTTCGTCGTTGTTCCGTGACACGATCACCGGGACCACCGGGGCGAATAGGTTCACCGTCTCGGTTGCGCCGTCGGTGCGGGCCGTTTTGTCTTCCGTGAACGCCGCGCCGTCTTCAAGTTGAACGAGATAATAGACCATGTCCGGGGTGTAGTATTCCGCCTTCGTCTCGATGATCTCTTTCGTCTTGCCTTCGCCGTCGGTGACCGTCTTTTTCACGGTCCAGTAACGGATCGCCTCGACGACTTCATCGCCCGCTTGATTCATCTTTGCGATAATGTTCCACGGATTCACGATCATCGCGCGGGTATTGCCGTCGGGGTCTACATAGAGGAGACGTGCCACGAACCCGCAGATCGACGCCTTTTTCACGGTCTCGCTGTCGAGGTCAGCGAGGTTATTCCGGCGACTGAACTCCCGGATCACCGCCGCCGCCGCCTTGTTCTCCGCCTCCTTCTCTGCCTCGCCTTCTTTCTCGGAGGTATACTTCACGAATATCGGTTTTCCGACAAGGTATCCGACCTTCGTGTCGACGACATCACCGACGAAGTCATTATTGAGCCGGTTGTCGACTTTCTCGTATGAAGGCATAACGCGGTTGAATATCGGGACGCCCGCAGTCGAGGCTTTGTATCGCTCGAACTTCGCGGATAACGTCGCCGCATTCGCCTTGTTCGCTTCGATCTGTTTCTTGATTTCTGCTATCTGTGCCGCTGTGAGCGCCATCGAAGACCCCCTAAAAAAACCGGGAAGCGGCGCGGCCGTTTATATGCGAGACGCCGCCTCCTCGGATTCGTGTCTTTGACACCTCGCCGTGTCGAGGAGGAAAACCCATGCGCCGAAAGAATAGTGGAACTGAAAGGGATTGCAAGGAAAATTATTGACAGCGGACTTTTACTTCGGATCGATACCAGCGACGGGAACCGGGACCACTTTCTTCGGGCGCCCGCCTTTCTTCCCGTTGCGCCGCGACGCTTCGGACTTCTTCTTTGTCTTTATCGACCCGAGGATTGACCCCGGAGACCTTTTCTTTTTCACGGCTTCACCTCGCTTTTATTTATCCTGTTAATCTCGTCATCATCGTAGGCATTGCACGCGCTGACATCGCGCATCGTGTCGTTTAGTATGATAAACTCGTTGCGCCATGCCTCGGCTACACGCTTCAACTCGGCGTTCTCTGCTTGCAACTTCTCAATCTCTGCATCCTTCGCGGGAAGCCAGATAGCGTCGCGGGTAAGCAATTCTTTATTGGAATCGGCAAGACGGGCGCGGAGGTCGTTGTTCTCATTGAGTACGCTGATACACGATATGCAATACTTCGGTTTGTCATCCCCGCCCTGCTCGGCCTTCTGCTCAAACACCGTACCGTTCATCTGTGTTTCGGTGACTGTTCGCCACGGATGCGGCCCTTCCCCGTCTGATACTTGGACCGACATTCTTGTCCTGTCATCGCCCTGCTCGGCCTTGTCTTTTTGTTGCCAGCGGCTATCTGTTTCCGAACATACCGCGTCGAACACACATGGTTTCGCACCGTTATCGTGGCGGCACGACAAGCAGTTGCGGATATGCTCGGCCTGCGGGGGCTTCGGTTGTGGATTCCAATGTTCGCAGTCTTTTACCGCGACGCTCTTACAGGTGTCCGCACAGGTGGCGCATATACGCGGCTCGGCCTGCGGTGGCTTCGGTTCTCGGTTGGCCTCTACGCTGTTCACAAAGCCAATAGCCGCTTTCGCGAGTTCTATATAGGGGTCGTAGTCTTGCTCGGCCTGCGCTTGCTTCGGTTTGAACCCGCCACACGCGCAATTCTCGCCGTCAATTACTTCTTGAGCGTGAGCGCACTCATGTTTCGTCTGTCGCTCAAGAGCGTCGAGGCGGTCGTAGATATTGGCAAGCGATCCGCTTTGAAGTTTTACCGCCCGCCGCGTCCATTCAATGAATTCGGCAATCTCTTCCCACGCATTGAACAGTAGGCTTGTCCGCTTTCTGCTTTCGATAATCGTTTTCATGTACTCTTTGACGCTCATAGATTCGCCTCCTCAAGCGAAATAAATAACGCTCGATAATAACCTATCGTTAGGTTTTTGTCAACTATTTTTATACCGCCGGACGGGTGACGGCTCGAATCTGATTCTTAAACCTGCTCTCCCGTGTGAAGACGCCATACCGCAGGGCGTCCGCCGCGTGATCGTCAACCTTCATCGGTGCATCATGTCCCGACGCCGACGCCTTCGGAGACCACCGATAGGAACCGATCTCGTCGAGGAGACGCGGACACCCGGTCCGGCTGATCCGTATCCGCCCTTCGGCAAGTCCGGTCTGGACTGCCTTGATACCGTCGAGGACTTCGTTGTCGGCCTTCGTCACCACGAACCCCGCCTTCGTCACTTCTGCAATAAAAGAGGTTGCCGACGGATCGACGACGAGGCGCACCGCCTTCTTATCGTATCCATGTTTTTTATAGAACGATTCGAGGTCGGCCCGGTATTCGCTGTCCGTCTTTTGGAAGCCTTTCTCCCTGCTTGAAAAGTAGATTTCATGCTCGACGCAATACACCCCGGCCCGGATTGCGATATCGAGCGCGGCGAACGGGTTCGCGGTTCCGTAGTCTATCGAGACGAACCGCTCCTCGACTGCGGCGCCACGCTTTTCCCATGTATCGAGTTCGTTGCCGGTCCCCGAATACATATCGTAGACCACACCTTCGGCGGCGACCCATAACCCTTTGACATACCGGAGCCGGAAAGTCCCGACATAGAGCGCCTCATAACGGCGCCGGATTTCAGCGTCGAGGCTGAGGTTGTCGTCCATCGTAAAGTGAAGGTATAGGAGCCGCTTCGCCTTCGCGTCGTTTATGAACTTGATCTTGAACCAATGGCGCGGGTGTTCGGGGTTACTGCAGAACCAGAATTTTGACCCCTTCACGGAACACCGGGCCAAAGCCTGTTGAACGAACGATTCCGGCATCAAGGGAACTTCGTCGAAGAGTATCCCCGCCAGCGTCCGGCCCTGTATCGTGTCGGCGCTTGCTTCGTCCTTACCGCCGAAGAGTTCAAAGGTGTTGATCTTGTCTTTCCACCGGATAATGAGGAGGTTCCGGGAGTACGCTTCTTTGACGGTATACCCGCCACGCGCCCGGAGGATTCGTTTTAGAGGTTCGACGACATTCATCCGCAGGGAACCAATCGTCTTCCCGCAGAGGGCGAAAAGTTCATTGTCGAAACTGTTCATCGCCCAATCGACGAACCCGAAGGCGAAACTGATCGTCTTCCCGCTTCGGATAGACCCATCCCCGATTATGCCGTCGAACCGATCCCCGGCCGACCGCCACCACGACATCGCAAGGAATTGCTTCTCGCTGATATCCGACCAGCGGAACGGCGGCTCCTTGAGTTTTTTCACGACGGCGAGGGCAGACGCCCCCGAAGAAGGTTTTCGTTCAGCCTTGACAGCGGGACAGATTCGGAGCAGTTCTTTTTCTTCGAGCCGGATTTCGCGCCGTGTCTTCGTTCGCTGTCTTTCGGGTTTTCGTGGGGTCATTTATACATCGGCGGGGTGATAGACTATCCCGTGACAGAACCCCTCGCCGTCTTCCATGATATCGAATTTGTCGAACGCGAATCCTTCTCCCCGAATATCCCAAGGAAAGTCGTCGTTTCGCCATTCAGCGACGATCCGTTTCGCCTTTGCAAGTTCCCGTTTGTAGTGCGGACATCCTTCATCGTTGTCATGTTCGCACGGTTCAAGAATACCGTTCTCCGTTATCGGAATAACCGCGCCTTCCCACGCGCCAACCTCTTCTTCTATCGCTCCGCGCAGTTCAACATTGTCATCGCTATATCCGAAGACGATAACAACGCCGTCGGCTTTTGCTTCGGCCTCTTCCGCTTTCGTCATTTCGTCCCGATACTTTCGCCCGTTGAGCCGGTCGGCCCACTTTTTCGTCAGCCGCCGACGGGCGTCGATTGTTTCTTGTGTTGTCGCTTGCATGGTCGCCTCCTTTATTTGTTCTGTTCGTTGCCGTCACCCGACGGAACGACATCGCCTTCGATCACCGTCCCCCGGCTCAATACCTTTTCAGCCGCCGCCGCCATCTTGTCCTCGAACCCGTCGGGGAGGAACGGGCCGTCACCACCGCCGCCGAGGATACGAAGTTTCTCCTCCTCGATCTGCATCGCCCTTGTGTATCGCTGAATATCGAGGGACAGTCGTTCGAGCGCCAGTTTATCGAGACCGAGGAGACTTGCGACCATCCGCATAGCCGAAAGAGCCGCGTTTGGATCGCTGGTCTTGTTAGCGTGTGCGATATCGAACGCCATGTCAACCAGCCGCCCCCGTGTTGCGGAGGGTTCAAGGTCTCCAAGTTCTTTAAATCGCTCGAACGCGCGGGTCCAGTAGCAACGAACCTCTTTCTCCGTAACGCCCCACGCCGTGACGCAATGTTCAACCACATCACCATAGGCAAGGTTCGGTCTTGACGATATCATTTTCTGGATCAATCGCGCCCTGCCTTCGATTGTCTCTGGCAAGACAGACCTTTTTTTCCCTTCGATCGGAGCCGTATTATTGGCAAGCGCCGCCGTCTCTTTTGCGATCTCTTTGTCAACGGTCGAAGCCGTTGCAATCTCTGATTTTTCAAGTTTGCGTTTATGCGCGGGCGCGGGCGCTGGCGGGTTACGCTTTGCGGCGGTCGGCTTTCCCTTCTTCCTCTCCGCTTCCCTTGCCGCCCAAAGTGCCCGATTTTCTTCGCGCTTTTTCTGCCGTGCCGTTTGAACCATGAGTC